CTAACAAAGGAAGAGTCTATCAAACATGATAGAATATTTATCAATGAGTTAGCAGCTACACTAGAGGACAAAGCAGCAGGCGTTGACGGTACGTCAAAGCTTTGGGACAAAGTACGTAAAGATATAAACTATTTCAGACAACACAATGCTGAAGCATACATGGTTCTGTTAGACTAGGCATCATGAACCCGGGGACCAGGCTCCCCGGGTTCACTAGTTAGGATAGAGGTACCAGACCCAATCCAAAATTTGCAATTTTAAATATAATCAATTATACATGTACAAAAAGGGGTCCCTATAGGCTACGTATTATTGCGAGTTTTATATACTTAAAGGCATAAAATACTTATTGGGGTTAAAAACGTATGTACAAAAATTTTTTAGAAAATTTTTTCGAATGACATTATGAAGATAGACATAGAAAAGCTAAAGAAATTTGAAAAGCTACCACCTGATGTAAAAAGAGAATTATCTCTCGTGATGGCTAAGTGGAAAGAAAAGAAAAAACAAGCTGATATTAAAAATGATTTCATGGCTTTTGTTAAACATGTATGGCCTGATTTTATAGAAGGTAAACACCACAAAGAAGTTGCGGAAAAATTTAATCAAATAGCTGAAGGTAAAACAAAACGTGTTATAATTAACATGGCACCTAGACATACTAAGTCTGAGTTTGCATCTTATTTGTTACCCGCCTGGATGGTAGGTCGTAATCCTAAATTAAAAATTATTCAATCAACTAACACAACTGAATTATCTGTAAGGTTTGGTCGTAAAGCAAAAGCTTTAATGGATACACCTGAGTATAAAGAAGTTTTTGAAACTAGATTAAATCCTGATTCACAAGCTGCCGGTAAATGGGAAACCGAACAAGGTGGTGAATACTATGCTGCTGGTGTTGGATCTGCAATTACAGGAAGGGGTGCTGACCTATTAATTATTGATGACCCACACACTGAGCAAGATGCAATGAATGCTCAAGCTTTGGAAAGAACTTATGAGTGGTATACATCTGGTCCACGTCAACGTCTTCAACCTGGAGGAACAATTATTATTGTAATGACTAGATGGAATGAAAAAGATTTAGCGGGTAGATTAATTAAAGCACAAAAAGAAACTAAAGCTGATCAGTGGGAGGTTATAGAATTTCCTGCAATCCTTCCAACCGGAAAACCCCTGTGGCCGGAATATTGGAGTCTTGAAGATCTTGAATCAGTTAAAGCATCTATACCTTTATCAAAATGGAATGCACAATACATGCAGAACCCAACAGGAGATGAGGGTGCATTAATTAAAAGAGAATGGTGGCAAGATTGGGAAAAAGATTTACCACCATTAGAGCACGTTATTCAATCTTACGATACCGCTTTTATGAAAAAAGAAACTGCCGACTACAGCGCCATTACTACCTGGGGTGTATTTCATCCAACTGAAGATAGTGGTCCCTGTCTCCTGTTGCTGGATTCTTTAAAAGGTCGGTACGAGTTTCCAGAACTAAGGCGTATTGCATTAGATCAGTACGGCTACTGGAATCCGGAAACAGTGATTGTAGAGAGCAAGGCATCAGGGCTCCCTTTAACTTATGAATTAAGAAAATCTGGAATCCCTGTAATTAACTTTACACCATCACGGGGTAATGATAAGCATACTCGTGTTAATTCTGTATCACCTCTATTTGAGTCTGGGAGAATATATGCTCCTAAAGATATGGATTTTGCACAAGAAGTTATAGAAGAATGCGCTGCATTTCCTTATGGAGATCATGATGACTTAGTTGACTCTATGACTCAAGCAGTAATGAGATTCAGACAAGGTGGTTTAATTGATCACCCTGAAGATTATGAAGATGAACCTTTACAGCAGACACAAAAAGTGTATTATTAGATATTATGGCAATAGACGAAAACGATCTAAGATTAAAAGACATGCTCAGAAATATTGAGCTAGGTGATATACCTGAAGATTTACCAGCTGATCCTGAAGATTACGATGATATGGGTGGTATTAAATCTTTAGATACTATGCAAATGGCTAGTGAGACTCCTGAAGAAGAGTTTGAATTAGAACTAGGTGCAATGTTTGAAGAATTTCAAGAAGCCGTTAAAAACGGATATGAAGGAACAATAGAAGATTTTTCAAGATATTATTTTAGTAAAAAAGAAAAAGAAGAAGCACCCTCTATTAAATTAGCATCGGGCGGTAGAATAAATTATAATCAAGGTTCACCTAAACAAATCACTGAACCACCTTCAAATGATTTAAATTCATTAGCTAGATCAATGCAGATGGATACAACAACAGGTGAAGGTGCAAATATTTTTAAACTTTCTGATTTAATGAAAGAGAGAGAAAGAGGTTTGTTAAATAAAAAAGAAATGGATATGCAAAAACTTATTGATAATCAAAAAGCAAAAGAGAGAGCTTTAGAAATGGATATGAAAAAAAGAGATTCAAAAATGTCTGATATTCAAAGAATTAAAGAAATGATTAAAAAAGCACAAGACGATAAATTAAAAAGAGCTAAAGGCGGCATTGCAGGAGTTCTGTAATGGACCTAGTACCACCAAAAAAACCTAAAAATTATTCTAAAACATTAGACATGCTTAATACAAAAGCTGCAGCTAATATGTTTAGTCCTAAAACATATGTTAATTTAGTAGGCGAGTTTTCAAAAAAAGCATTAGACAATAATGAAATATCTCAAGCTGAGTACATGAAAATTATTAGACCATTGTTTGGAGATGCCGGAGTCATGGCTTCTAAGAAAATAAAAGAATATCAAGATGAACTTAATAAGTATTCTATTGGCGGTAGAGTTAATTTTTTAAAAGGGGGTGACACTAAATATAATGCAATGGTTACCGGTAAGTATATTGAATTAGGTGGTAAAGAAGGTACTGGTATGGATATAGATAAATTTGCAGATACGTATTTTCCTAAAGAAGATAAAGTTATAGAAATTCCTCAAATGGCTAATGGTGGTCGTATGGGCTATAGCGAAGGATCTAACTCTTTGAGAAAAAGAGTTGAGGAACTTATGGATGATGGTTATGAGTTTGGTGAAGCAGTTAAACAAGCTTCAAAAGAATTAGAGAATGATTAAAAGACTAACTAGGACTATTCCTCCGGAATCCGGACCCATGCCTCAGGGGTTGAATATTTCTTATAATACTGTTAAAGAGGTAGAACATACGGAGAAAAAATATAATGGCAGACATAGACAAAGCACTTCCAAACGAGGTTCGAAAAGAATTTGAGGTTCCAGGACCTGATGAACTTAAAGAACAGGTAAATGAAGAAATAGAGATTGATGAACAATCTCTTGAACCTGTCGATATTCAAGAAAATGAAGATGGATCAGTTGATATTGATTTAGATCCACAAGCTGCATCACCAGAAGGTGGTGACGAGCATTATGCTAACCTTGCAGAATTTTTACCTGATGATGTATTGGGTAGATTAGGTTCTGATTTAAATGGTAAGTATATGGATTATACTTCTTCAAGAAAAGATTGGGAACAAGCTTATATTCAAGGTTTAGATCTTTTAGGTTTTAAATACAATAACAGAACAGAACCTTTTCAAGGAGCAAGTGGTGCAACTCATCCCGTACTTGCTGAAGCAGTCACACAATTTCAAGCATTAGCTTATAAAGAATTATTACCAGCAGATGGACCAGTTAGAACTCAAGTAATGGGTTTATCTACACCAGAAAAAACACAACAAGCAACACGTGTTAAAGATTTTATGAATTACGAAATTATGGAGAAGATGAAAGAGTATGAACCAGAGTTTGATCAAATGTTATTTAATTTGCCACTCGCAGGTTCTGCTTTTAAAAAAGTCTACTATGATGATATGGAACAAAGAGCAGTATCAAAGTTTGTTCCAGCAGATGATTTAATTGTTCCGTACACAGCTACCTCATTAGATGATGCGGAAGCAATTATTCATCGAATAAAAATTTCAGAAAATGATTTAAGAAAACAACAAGTAGCAGGATTCTATAGAGATATAGATTTAGCTAAACCAGATAGTACAGACTCTGATATCTTAAAAAAAGAAAGAGAGTTAGAAGGTACATCTAAAACTCAAGACGAAGACGTATATACATTATTAGAATGTCACGTGGATTTAGACTTAGAAGGTTTTGAAGATTCTGATCCAGAGACTGGTGAGCCCTCAGGAATTAAAATACCTTACATCGTAACAGTAGAAGAAGGGTCACGAGAGATTCTTTCTATTAAAAGAAACTATGAAGTAGGAGATCCTAAAAAATCTAAGATACAATATTTTGTACACTTTAAATTTTTACCAGGACTAGGTTTTTATGGTTTTGGTTTAATTCATATGATTGGTGGATTATCAAGAACTGCAACAAGTGCACTTAGACAACTATTAGATGCAGGAACTTTATCTAACTTACCAGCAGGTTTTAAACAACGTGGTATTAGAATTAGAGATGATGCACAATCAATTCAACCTGGTGAGTTTAGAGATGTAGATGCACCTGGTGGAAATTTAAGAGATTCATTTATGATGTTACCATTTAAAGAACCATCACAAACTTTATTAAGTTTAATGGGTGTTGTAGTTCAAGCAGGTCAAAGGTTTGCTTCGATTGCAGATCTACAAGTTGGTGATGGAAATCAACAAGCAGCGGTTGGAACTACAGTAGCTCTTCTTGAAAGAGGAAGTAGAACTATGTCTGCGATTCACAAAAGAATTTACTCAGCTTTGAAAAATGAATTTAGAATCATGGCTAGAGTATTCAAGTTATATCTACCACAAGAATATCCGTATGATGTAGTTGGGGGTCAAAGAATGATTAAACAACAAGACTTTGATGATCGTGTAGATATATTGCCAGTTGCTGACCCTAACATTTTTTCTCAAACACAGCGTATTTCCCTCGCTCAGACGGAACTCCAACTGGCACAATCAAATCCACAAATGCACAATTTGTATAATGCATATAGAAATATGTATGAAGCATTAGGTGTAAAAGATATTGATCAAGTATTAAATAAACCAATGCAACCTATGCCTAAAGATCCGGCGTTAGAACACATTGATGCTTTAGGTGGAGCACAGTTTCAAGCGTTCCCTGGACAAGATCATAGATCACATATCACTGCACACTTAAATTTTATGGCAACTAACATGGCTAGAAATAATCCAATGGTTATGGCAAGTTTAGAGAAAAATATTTTTGAACATATTAGTCTTATGGCACAAGAACAAGTTGAACTAGAGTTTAGAGATGAGATGCAACAACTACAACAAATGCAAATGCAGGCTCAACAGAACCCACAAATGGCTCAACAGATACAAATGCAGATGCAACAGATGACACAAAAGATTGAAGGTAGAAAAGCTCAACTAGTTGCAGACATGATGGAAGAATTTATGAAGGAAGAACAAAAAATTACTTCACAATTTGACAATGACCCTATTGCAAAACTAAGAGCAAGAGAGTTAGACCTTAGAGCACAAGAAAATGCTCGAAAAGAAAAAGAATCTGAGGACAGAATGGACTTAGATAAGATGAAAACCATGATGAACCAAGTTAATCAAAGTGAAAAACTTAAACAGAACGAAGAATTAGCACAATTAAGAGCTGATACATCAATTGAAAAGACAATTTTAGGAAAAACATTACCTAATTCCGATTCAATGATGCCAAATATCGAAATCATGCGTAAAGGTTAGTGACAAAAACTAAAAAAGAAGTTAAAATAATATAATTAAGGAGAAAATATGGAAAAATTAGATAAAATTGTTGAGATCCCGTCAGAAGACAAGATGAATCTTGAAATCGACCCAAGATCTAAGACAACAGCTGATGGTTCTTTCAATGAAATCGCAAAAGGCGAAGAAGTTGAAGTTAGAGGAACTAAAAGAATGCTGAAAGAGAAGTCTAAAAAAGCTAGGTGGATCTAAATGTGGTTTTCGGCAATTAAATTAGCCGTATCTGCTGGAAGTAAGATTTACGCTAACAAACAAAAGACTAAAATGGCAATGTCAGACGCACAGTTAATGCATGCGTCTCGTATGGCCGAAGGTAAGGAAGCTTACCAAGGAAAACTTTTAGAAGCCAGACAATCGGACTGGAAGGACGAGGCAGTTTTGATAATTCTCTCGGCGCCCATCGTAATTTTGGCGTGGGCAGTGGTAAGTGAAG